AAGAACTTTATATGCTGGTTGAATATCTTGCTGAGTCTACTGAAAAATTAAAAGAGCAGATGGAATCAGAGATACCACTTATACTTAAAAACGAAATGGTTATACAATTTCACGAAGAAAGATTGATAGACCTAGAAGAGAGAAAGAATGGGACTCATTGAGACAGTTATTATACTTAGTTTGTATGTCTATGATGGTGGTAATAAGACCATAGAAGGTTGGTATCATCAAGACAACCTAAGCACTTGTCTCGCTGCTAAGAGAACAGCAGAAAGAAACTCTGGAAATCAAGTACAATATACTTGCACTCTAGAGAAATGTGAATTTTCAATAGACCAAACTGGTGTAAAACATTGTGAAAAAATATTAAAAGAATAGAGAAATAATGTTTAAAATAAAATTAATGATATATCTACTTGTTGCTCTAGGCGCTGCTGGTGGTTTTGCCTATGTGTACAAACTCAAGGCAGACAATGCCATTCTCAAAGCAAATCAAATACAATTAGAAACTGCTATAACAGAGCAACAACAGGTATTAGAAACAAAAGAATTAGAGTTTCAATTTATCGTAGAAGCAAATAAAGACCTAACTGCTAAGTTAAACGCTGCTAGAAAAGACAATGAAGAACTTACAAAGAAATTTGCTAAATATGATATCGCAGAATGGGGAATGCAAAATCCTGAAAGAACAGCAGAAACAATTAACAATGCTGTTGCAGATGTAAATAGATGTATGGAAATTGCAAGTGGTTCTCCTGTCGTAGAAGAAGATAAAGAAAATAAACAATGTAAAGAATTGGTAAAACAGAAAGGGAAGAAAAATGAAACCCCTACTGATTAGTATTATACTTGCATTATTTTTAACTGGTTGTGCCGGTGTTAAAAAGATAGAAACATTAAAAGTTGCTGTACAAAAAACACCATTAAACTTAGAAATGCCAGAACCGTTAGAGTCAAATGAAGTGACCTGGATTGTTATAAATATAGATAACTATAAACAAGTCTTTGAAGAACTAACAGCGAACGGTAAGAAACCAGTCTTATTTGCATTAACTGATGACGGATATAAAGCATTAGGTATGAATTATGCAGATTTAAGAGAACACATAATTGCTCAACACGAAATCATTATCACCTACAAAGACTACTACGAATCTGAAAAGGAGTAGTAATGTCAGATCAATTACAAAAGTTAGTACAGGATGTCGCTGTTCTTAAAGAACAGAACGCCACTTCAGGTGATATACATGGTCGTTTAGATAGTGCCATAGATAAACTTACAGATATTCAATCTGGTATTAAGTCTATGTTAGCAGTACATGAAGAAAGAATTGAGCGTGCCGAAGAATCAGATGTAGAAATACAGTCTATTATGGAGAATAGACAAGAGACTATCCGTGATGATATACAAACTCTACACGGCAGAATAACAGATGAATCTAAAGAATTAAGATCATATTTTACTGAGAAATTGCAACAATTGGAAAAGACAAAATGGATTATGGTTGGCGTTGCTTGTGCCTTAGGAATAAGTTTCTCTCCTATGGCAAATATGTTGACAAACCTAATGTAACCTGTTATAATATAAACTATGTCATCATACATAGATACCAAATTTTTAAATCAACTATCAAATAGATTACCAAACTTCAAACAAAAGAAACCAGGTCTTTGGAATTTTAGATGTCCACATTGTGGCGATAGTAAAAAATCTAAAACCAAATCTAGAGGATTTGTTTATGAGAAGAAGAATAATCTATTCTTTAAATGCCATAACTGCGGTGTTGGTCAATCACTAGGTAACTTTATAAAATTTGTAGATGAAAGATTATTTAAAGAGTATGTACTAGAAAGGTATAAAGATAGTAAACCTGTAGCCGTACCAGACTTCATACAGAAACCTATAAAGTTTGAAGAAAATAATGCACTAAGAAAACTTATTCGTTATGATAAATTAAATAAAGATCATCCTGCATACGATTTTATCACTAGAAGAAAGATACCCGAAGAACATTTAGATAAGTTTTATTTCTGTGATAAGTTTTACAAGTGGGTTAATAGTATCATACCTAAGAAACTACCCACAAAGAATGACCATCCTAGAGTTATTATACCCTTCTATGATAGAACAGGTAAATTCTTTGCCTTTCAAGGCAGGGCATTTGGTAAAGAGCAACCTAAATATGTGACCATCAAACTAGATGAGAGTAAAGAAAAGATTTATGGTCTAGATAGACTTGATTTAAATAAACCTATTAACATTGTTGAAGGTCCTATTGATAGTTTATTCTTAGACAACTGTATTGCTATGGCTGGGGCAGATGTCGCACTTAAAATACCTGCGGAACAATGCACAATGATATTTGATAATGAACCTCGTAATGAACAAATAGTCAAACGAATGATTGACGCTGTGAACAAAAATTATAAGGTGGTAATATTTCCACAATCGTTGAAATATAAAGATATTAACGATATGGTTATTCACAAAAAAGATGTTGGTGATGTTCTCAAACTTATATATAATAACACGCAAAAGGGACTCTCGGCCCTTCAATCAATAAACAACTGGAAAAGGATATAACCCTATGGACAACCATCTACCCACGAGCTATCAGCAATACATACACAAATCTAGATACGCTAGATTCATAGACGAAGATAAAAAAAGAGAATCATGGCCCGAAACAGTAGGTAGATATTTTGACTTTATGGAAAAACACCTTAAAGATAAACATAATCATAAGATCCCAAATAGAGAAGAGTTAGAAAACGAGGTATTAACTTTAGGTGTAATGCCTTCTATGAGAGCATTGATGACTGCTGGTCCTGCTTTAGAGCGAGATCATACTGCTGGTTATAATTGTAGTTATATTCCGATTGACAATGTAAGATCATTTGACGAAGTTATGTACATACTATTATGTGGTACAGGTGTGGGATTTTCAGTAGAGAGAGATAATGTATCTAAACTACCTACGATTGCAGAATCTATTGAACATACTGATACAGTAATTGTAGTAGAAGATAGTAAAACTGGATGGGCAAAATCTTACAAAGAATTAATTGCTATGTTATACTCTGGTCAAATTCCTAAGATTGATGTATCAAAGGTAAGACCTGCAGGTGCAAGACTTAAAACATTTGGCGGTCGTGCTTCTGGTCCTCAACCATTAGTAAATCTATTTGACTTCACTATCAATACATTTAGAGACGCTGTAGGTAGAAAATTAGATTGTTTAGAGGCACATGATATCGTATGTAAAATTGGTGAAGTAGTTGTTGTTGGTGGCGTAAGAAGATCAGCACTAATTTCATTAAGTAATATTCAAGATGATGGTGTTCGTAAAGCAAAGATGGGAAACTGGTGGCAGAATAATCCACAAAGAGCATTGTCTAACAATAGTGCTTGTTATACTAGAACACCTGATATCGGATTGTTTATGCACGAATGGAAAGCACTATTTGATTCTAAATCAGGCGAGAGAGGTATCTTTAATCGTGAAGCGGCGAAGAAGAAAGTTGCAGAAAATGGGCGTAGAGATCCTGACCACGATTTCGGAACTAACCCTTGCTCAGAGATTATATTAAGACCATATCAATTCTGTAATTTGACTGAAGTTGTTATTCGTGCTACAGATAATGAAGATGATTTAAAAAGAAAAGTTAGAGTTGCGGCCACACTAGGCACATATCAATCTACATTAATTGATATCAAATATCTAAGAAAGATATGGAGACAGAATACTGAAGAAGAGAGATTACTCGGTGTATCACTCACAGGTATTATGGATAATAAACTTACAATTAAGGCAGATGAAGAACTACTAAGAAGTATGAGAGAAATGTCAGTTGTAACCAATAAAGAACTTGCTAAGAAACTTAAAATACCTCAATCTGCTGCTACTACTTGTATTAAACCTTCTGGTACAGTCAGTCAATTAGTTGATAGTGCTTCAGGCATTCACACTAGACATTCTGAATACTATGTAAGAACTGTACGAGGCGATAATAAAGACCCTCTAACTGAGATGATGAAAGATCAAGGCATACCACACGAACCAGATGTAATGAATCCTACCTCAGTTAGTGTGTTCTCATTCCCTACTGCTTCACCTAAGGGTGCGGTAACTAGAAATGAGTATAATGCCATTCAACAATTAGAAACTTGGCTAAAATATCAAAGATATTGGTGTGAACATAAACCATCCTGTACAGTATCAGTAAGAGACGCTGAATGGATGGAAGTTGGTGCCTGGGTATACAAACACTTTGACGAAGTATCAGGTGTAAGTTTCTTACCACATTCTGACCACACATATCAACAAGCTCCTTATCAAGATATTGATAAAGAAAAGTATGACGAACTTAAAAAGTTAATGCCTAAAGTTGTTAATTTTGAAGAGTTGAAGAAATACGAGGCCGAAGATAATACTACCGGCACTCAAGAACTTGCTTGTACAGCAGGCTCTTGTGAGATTGTAGATATCACTTCTGTTCCTGTCCCAACAGAAATCGCTGCTAATGCTTAAATGCGATAACTGCTCGGCAGAGTATAAAATTGACCACGAAATGGACAAAGAACATTATGTTCCTATCTATTGTCCTTTTTGTGGTTGGGAAAGAGAAGAGTCTGATGAAGAATATTTAAACGATATTTCTTTTCACGATTCGAATGATGACGATTAAATCAATAGGTATCGACTATTCATTATCTTGTCCTGCTGTATGTGTAGAAACAGGAAACGCTGAAGATTTCTACTACCTAACAGACAAGAAAAAATATGAAGGTACTTTTAAACCAAATATAACTGGCACTCTACACAAAGGGTATCTCACAGCTCAACAAAGATATGAAAATATTGCAGATTGGGTAATAGATATCATACATTCATACTATCCAAAACATATCGCAAAGATACAATATCCACTAGTCAAATTAGAAGATTATTCATTTGCCAGTAAAGGCAAGACATTTCATATTGCAGAAAATATGGGTATGTTAAAGTATAAATTCTATAAGTTAGATATACCTTTTGAACTCATAGCCCCCTCCTCAGTCAAGAAATATGCGACAGGAAAGGGCAATTCTAATAAAGAAAGTATGATAGAGGCATTCAAAGAAATCGCTGGATTTGACTTGCTGAGCGAGTTAGATTGTACATATAATTCACCCGCCTCAGACATCGCTGATTCGTACTTTATATGCAAATATCAGTCGGAAAACCCCCTAAAATAGTGTTGTATTTTTGCAACACTTTAAATTAAATTGTAAGTCATTGATTCTAAACGAAACTTAATCCATTTTGTGCTTGTTTAGTCTTTGGAATAGTATATAATAAAGACATAAACAAAGAAAAACAAGGACTTAAATGACTATATTATTATACACAACATTATCACTAACTGCCTTTTTCGCTTATTGTGGGGTAGTCGCTTATTATCAAATGTTCAAAGAAGAATTCGGTGACATCTAATGATATCATTTTTACTGTTGATAACATTAAGTATTGGGGCAATACTAACGATTGGGATAATATTAAAATGACAAGTAGAATATATGTAGATATGGATGGCGTGATTGCAGACTTCTTTTCAGCCCTTGCAGAATTCAGAAAAGTAAACCATTGGAAAGATCAAGGTGAAATAACACTTGATACTTCAATAAAAGAATTACAAGGTACAAACTTCTTCGAGACCTTACCAGTTTTTCCTTTCGCTAAAAAATTAGTTGATTTAGTTAAGTCTTATACGGGTGGTGATTGGTATATTAATACTTCACCACTCAGAGACGATTTAGAGAACTCTAGGAAATACAAAACTAAGTGGTTAGAAAAACACAATTTCAAACCAAATGATATAATTGTAACCAAAAGAAAAGAATCTTATGCCGTTGATAAAAAGACTGGCATACCAAACATATTGATTGATGATAGACCTAAGAACCTAGAGAAGTGGGTTGCCAGAGGTGGTGTGGGTATCAGATATCAGGCAAATGAAGATAGTTTAGATTTAATCAAGAAAGGATTAGAGAGAGCATATGGAACCATAACAAATGCAAATGGCGTAAACACCGAGAGTAAGGTCACCCAAGTTGACAAGAAATCTATGCCATCGGAGACTGAACTTGGGTAGTCTATTATATAGAGATACACGCTTGGTAAACCTTCGGGCCGACAAGACATCTTTAAATAGACTAACAGACAACAAACAAAGGAGTAATAAGTGAACGATATAATAGAAGTAATAAATGATCTAAAAGAGATTAGAGAGGCAGTTAAGAATAATAAATCATTCTTTATCGAAATTGATAGAAAGATTGACAAATACCAAAAGAAGGTAGATCAATTCGAGAATGCCAATAAACCAGAAGATAATCCAGACTTAACATGGGCAGGAACCTCTGGTTATAGTGTCTAAATTAACGCTTGACAAATACAACAAATAATGATATGCTAAAGAAAATAAAAGGAGAGAACTAATATTATGGGTATATATTCAATAAAAGAAAATCTGTGGGCAGAGTTTGCAGAACAAAAGACTAAAAAAGCAAAGGTCAAATGGTTGCAAGATTTAAAGGTGTTTAGAGAAACACACCCTCACGAATTTAGAGGTAACAAAATGTCAGTCAAGAATATAGAAAACTTGATTGAGTCGTGGTCACAAAAGAACCCACAAAAATATACCAAAGATAAACTCGGTATTACTGCTAGAGAAGAGAGAGAAAGACTCGCTGAAATGGCTAAAAGAGATCCAAAGGACGATGAGTAGTATAATATATACATATCAAAGATCAAAGAGAAAGGCGATACCTCTTACTGAAGAGAGGATCGCCACTTTAAAAGAACACGAAAAGTTTTTGAAGAGTCACCGAGTAGGTGAATCACGGATCGTTAGTGAAGAGGTTATCACGCCTGACTGTCGATCAGGAGATCATGGGTTCGAACCCCATACGGTCCGCCATTCACCTATTAAGATGAACGGCAAAGTTGCAGGTACAAAACCAGTTGATAACTGGAAATTAGAAGAGAGTAAGAACTTTACAGTTGCACCCGCTTATAATAAAGGGGCATATCAAGTTATTAGTAAATCAAACATAAAGGATATAGGCAGATGAACTTAAATAGATTTTATTTTACTATGACATTAATATTGGTTACTGTATTATTAACCAATTATGTTAGTGCTGTAGAACAGTTAGATAATGAAGGACCTATATATGGTGAATGTAAATATTATACCGAGACTGTCATTGAGGATGGTGTCGAAGTTTCTAAAAAAGAAACTAGAGTCTGTGATGAAACCAAAAAGATTGGTGAAAATCCAGATGATGTAGAGACTTGGACTATGGAAGATGAACAAAAAATGCAAATGTTCGAGACTGGTTTAATACTATTCTTTTTATTTGCATTAGAAAATATGTAATTTAACAGAAGGGAACAAATGATTAAATTTACAACAGGATTTATTTTAGGGGCAATACTATTGTATTTCTATCCTGAAATAGGTAGCGAATCAATCAATATCATTAAGGAGGTATTAAATGGATTCTAAATCAAAACTTGTTATTGGTGCTACAGCATTGTCATTATTTTTGGCAGCGTGTGGTAGTACACATAACATTAAACAAGAGGCGTCTTTTAACTCAGAGGGATCAGTTAAACAAGTATTAACTGAAGTACCACAATGGTATCTTGACCATGATGTTAAACAAGGTCTCATAACTAATAGGGATGCTGATCAGTTTATTTACGGTGTCGGTACCGCTGTTAGTCCTGACTTACAGTTGGCAATAGATAAAGCTATGCTAGTTGCTAAGGCAGACTTGGCCGATCAAATGAGAGGTCAAATGAATAAACAGGCAGAGATGTATATTACTGAACTCGGTGCAGAGGGTAATAAACAAGTTGCCTCCAGGGTAGAGAGTACTATCGTTAACCTAATTAAAGATACTAAGGTTGTAGGTTATGAACAATTTGAAAAAGATGTGTTTATAACTGCCGATCAAAATTATCGTATCTATGTAGGTCTTAGATGGTCTCATACAGAATCTAATACACTCTTCTCTTATATTCAAGATGAAATAAGTAAAGAGATTGAGTTGGCTGCAGATGTTGACGATCTTGCTCAAACAGCAGTCAATGATGTCTTAGATATGTCTGCTCCAGTAACCGGTGTTGAGGTACAGTAATGTCAATAAAAGTGTACACTCAACCGGTATGCTCGTATTGTAATTCAGCCAAGAAACTATTAGAGTCTCTTGGCCTAGAATACGAAACAGTACAAGTAGAAAAGATCGGTATTGAGGAGTTTCATAAACAGATAGGTAAACCTGTTAGAACTGTTCCTCAAATTATGATTGATGATAAACTTAT